GCCCCGGCGGCACCCGCTACTGGGACTGAAGCTGCACCCGCCGCCGCAGCCGCTGCTCCTGCCGCCGACGCCCGCCAACTGGCGGACGAGGCAGCGCGTAGGGTCGCCGACGAGAAGACTCAGCGGGAGACCCAAGAGAAGGCCGACCGCGACGCCGCGGAAGCACGGGAGATCAAGGACCCGGTGCTTTCCGCCGAGGACGTGGCGCAGTTCGAATCGTTCCGCAAGGAATGGCCGGATGTTGCTAAGGCCGTCGAGAAGATGTCGGCGCATGCCACCGCGCAACTCGAAGCGAAGTTCGCTCGGTCGCTAGTCGCCATCGTGGAGAAAGTCTACGGCGACATCGCTCCGCTCGCCCAGTCGGTCTCGTCGGTCGAGGGTACATCGTTCAGGTCATCCGTATTGGAGAAGCATTCCGACTACGATACGGTCTTCCCGAAGTTGGAGGGCTGGATCGCTGCGCAACCGCCTTACTTGGCGCAAGCGTATAAACGGGTGTACGATGAAGGCAATGTTCAAGAGGTCGTCGATCTCGTGAGCAGGTACAAGACATCATCCGGTGTTCAGCCACAGTCGCCGACCACCGTGCCCGCCCCCGCCGCATCAACCCCCGCCGCGCCCGCAGCGCCCGCAGCATCGCCCGCGACTCAAGCAGCCGCAGCGGCGCTCGCGCCTGTGACTTCGAAGCGGAGCACGCCGACGAAGCAGGGTGAAGACCCGAACGATTTCGACGGCGCGTTCGCCTCGGCAGTGGCCGACATGAAATAGGAGGATCACTCACATGACGATCAGTCACAACAACATCGCCGCTGCACAGATCGATCTCGAAACCAAGAAGCTGATCGATCAGTTGCTGACCTACGTGGATGCCTCAATCCTCGTGGGCGGGCTCACTGCGACGGCCGCGGAACTGAACACCCTGCATGGTGTCACCGCGGGCGTGGCAGCGGCATCGAGCGCGGTCGTGCTCGACGCGAACAAGGCCGTGGATACGCTGGGCGTGGCTCTTTTCAGCTACAGCGCGGCGGGCATCGAGGACACCCTGACAGCGGGCGCTGGCGGCACACAGGCTTCCGGATCGTTTGCCCTATCGGCCACCAAGTCGGTTCACCGGTTTACCATCGTGGCAAGCGCCGCGGATTCGGCGATCCTTCCGGCGGCTACGGGCTCCGGCAAGACGCACGTGGTGATCAACGACGATCTTTCCGGCGCAACTTCCATGCAGCTTTACGCTGCGGCCACGGAGACCATCGATGGCATCACGAGCACGACCGGTGTGGCTATCGCCGCGACGAAGCGGCGTATCCTGATCGACATCGCCGCGGGCAAGTGGGTTTCGGTACTCGGCGCGTAATTCCCCCAATCACTTAACAGAAGGAGACACTCATGTCCGCATCCCCCATGGTCTATGGAGACATCACACCCCGGACCGCTGCCCACGCCGTCGCGAAAATGCTGGCTCGCGGCGTCCCCTACCTCGTCCTCGAAAAGTTCGGCCAGACCTATGTCATGCCGAACAAGAGCACGAAGGTCGCCAAGTTCCGCCGGTACAATTCGCTGCCGTTCGCGCTGACCCCGCTCGTCGAAGGTGTGACGCCCGCCGGTAGCCGCGTGACGGTCACCGACGTTTCCGTGACCCTTCAGCAGTACGGCGACTTCGTTCCGTTCTCGGACGTGATCGAAGACACCCACGAGGACCCGTTTCTCCAGCAACTGACAGAAGTTCTCGGCGAACAAGCCGCCCAGACCGTCGAGACGCTGCGCTTCAACGTGATCAAGGCGGGCACCAACGTCTTCCTCGCGAACGGTTCGCTCCGTACCGATGTGAACACCCCGCTGACGCTGGCACTCCAGCGCAAGGCGACCCGTGCCCTCAAGCGCCAGAACGCGAAGATGATCACCTCCGTCGTCAAGTCCACACCGGACTTCCGCACGGAGCCCGTCGAAGCGGCCTTCATCGGTCTGGTTCACCCGGACGTGGAGAACGACATCCGCAACATCACCGGCTTCATCCCGACCAAGCAGTACGGGACGGTGACACCGTTCGCCAACGAAGTCGGCGCGGTCGAAGACGTGCGCTACCTGCGCTCGACGATTTTCACCTCGTTCGCCAACGCTGGCGGTGCGGCCGGTGCCATGATCTCAACCGGCAGTTCCCTCGCCGACGTGTATCCGGTGCTGTATCTCGCCAAGGATGCCTACGGGATCGTCCCGCTCAAGGGCAAGGACAGCCTCGCGATCATGGTCGTGAACCCGAAGCCCGCCGCGGGCGACCCCCTCGGTCAGCGTGGTACGGCCGGTTGGAAGACCATGCAGAACTCGGTCATCCTCAACGACGCGTGGATGGTTCGCGCCGAAGTGGCCGCGACGAACTAATCGGTGACGCCGGGGTGTTAATCCCCGGCTGCTGATCCAACCCCATTCAGAAAAGGAGACGCGCATGACAATCACAGCTACCCAGTTTCAAACCCAAGGCATCGTCAAGCGTGCCCAAGGGAGTCACTTCGACGACGCAGGCACTCCCGGCGCGCTCGTCATCACCCTCGGCTTCCTGCCGACGTATTTCCAGTGGGTCAACGAGACCGACCGGATCACAGCGGAGAAGTACGAAGGCATGGTCGATGCCAATACCCTCCTGACCGTGGCCGCAGGCACGCGTACTCTGGACACCGGTTCGATCATCGTGATCGCTTCGGCTACCGGCAACCGTGATGGCGGATCGGGCACACCGGACGCAACCAACGCGGGCGTCGTGAACAACGTCGCTTATCCCGGCCCGAGCACGATCATCAACGACACGAAGACCGTGATCCCCGGTGCCGAGCCTCTGTTCACCGTGACCATCGCGACGGGCTCGAACCTGCAAAACAAGCAGTATCGCTGGGTCGCCGTCGCCTAATCGGCGGTTCGTGACCTACAAGACCCCGCGTTCGGCGCACGTCGGCGCGGGGTCTTTTTTCAAGGGAGGTATGATATGATGGGCGATTACGTCATCCGGATCAAACCGCTGGAGAATGGCTTCATGGTCGAAGTTCCCGACATGGAGGAGATCAAGAAGAAACAAGCCGAGGCAGCGAAGTCCAAAAATGGACCGAGCATGCCGTACATCGGCGATTGCACCGAGAGCTATGCCGCCAAGAGCGTCGCCGAGGTATTGAAGCTGGTGAAGACAGCACTCTCCCAGCTTCCCGAGCACGATTACGCCGCAGCCTTCGAGGAGGCGGTGACCAAGGGTACCTAGTAGGCCAACTTAACAGAAGGAGGGGGAAATGAACACAGAAGCAAATGCCGGTGCAGCCGGTGGCATCAATGAAGTGGAACTGACCGTCCCACAACTGATGGAACGGATCAGGGTTCTGGAGACGGAGAAAAAGCAGCGCGATGCTGCGCAACTTCTCGACCAGCACCGCAACAGCGCGAACGAATCGCGCTCGAAGGGCAGGGAGCGTTTCGCGATCCTGATCGACGAAGCACGTGACCCCAACGAAGTCGATCCGGTACCGGTGCAGGTCAACGGCCGCATGTACCAGATCAAGCGTGGCAAGGTCGTCGAGGTGCCGGAGGAAGTCGTCGATGTCCTGCGCAATGCCGTCGAGGAACGTCCTATCATCAAGCTGGACACCTTCGGCAACCCGGCCGGGTATGAAGGCTGGCGCAAAGCCCGCCGATTCCCGTTCCAGATTTTCGGCAAGACGGTGGATGAAGCAGGCGCGCGGGTCGAACCGCAGCCGAACATCCCGGTGACGGAGACGATCTAGTACATGAAAACCTCTGAGCTACTGGAGCACATCTCGGGTCCGATGCTCGACGACCGCGCTGACCTTCTGGAAGGCGCGAGCGATGAGCTATTTTCGGACGAGGTAGTGCTCCGGTATCTCAATGAGGCCGAACGCAAGCTCGCGCGGGATGCGTGGGTGATCGAGGATTTGACGACGCCCACCGTCACGCAGATTCAGTTGCAGGAGAACGTCAACAACTACGCTTTCCACAAGTCGATCCTGTTCGTGAAGGCCGTGCGCCTGAGCGACAGCGATATCGATCTGATCCGGGTCGGCTACAACGACAACCGCATCTATCCCGATACGCAGTTGATGGACCCGGACTTCTGGGACATCAACACGCTAATGATCGAGACGCCCGGTCGTCCGCAGCGGTTCTCTACCGATCTGGGCACGCGCATCATTCGCATCCGTCGCAAGCCGGATACTCCGTCCGCGGTGCTCAAGTTGATGTTGTCGGTTGTGCGCCTGCCGCTCGTGCCGATGACATTGGACGCCCCGGACAAGGAGCCCGAGGTTCCCGAGGAGCACCATCTCGAACTGGCGAAGTTCGCCGCGGGCTCGTGCATGGCGAATACTGCTGACATCGATGCTGGGCTGCGCAAGCTCGGCAAGGAATGGGTCGCCGAGTTCAACGAGCGTTGCGCCATCGCCAAACGCGACCGCGAGCGTCGTCAGCAGTCCATGCCGCAGTTCCGTTTCCAAGGGTGGGGCCGAGGCACGGAAGATGGCTACTACTAACGAAGACAAGGACGTATTCACGTTCGACAAGTTCCTCGGCCTTCGTAACACGGTGGGTATCGAGAGCTTCGATCCGGGCGATCTCGCCGTTGCTTTAAACGTCGATCAGACCGATGCCTTCCGCCTCCGCCGCCGCAAGGGCTATGAAGTCACGACCATCGTGACGCCTCGGCATTCTCTCTGGAGCAACGGGATGACCGTGCTACAGATCGGTGGCAGCAATCTCATCCAAGTCATGCCAGACCTTACCGAGCGCGTGCTTCGGTCTGACCTTACGCTCGATCAGCGCATGTACTACGCCTCCGTCGGGCCCCGTGTGTTCTTCTCCAACGGCACCGAGACCGGCGTGGTACAAGATGGCGTTGCGCGAGCATGGGGTCTACCGGTACCTGCTAAACTGCCGTTCGTTGCTGTGATCGGCGGGAGCTTGCCTGCCGGAATCTATCAGTACACCGTGACCTACGTGCGCGCTGATGGTCAAGAATCGGGCGCTCCGGGCACAGGCGGCTTCGAATTGCTGGCTCGCGGCGGGCTCAAGTTTGTGGACCTACCCGTCCCGCCCAGTTCTGAGGTAGCATTTAAACGACTATACGTCACTTCGGTCAACGGTGACCAGCCGTTCGCCCTGTTCAATCTGCCGGTGAATGCCACCACCGCGACCTACGATGAGCCCCGCACTGGCACGCTGCCGCTTGCGACCCAGTTCCTGAGCCCCGCCCTGCCCAGCCGGTTGATCGCTCAGTTCGCCGGGCACATCCTACTCGCCCGCGGCAACACGTTGTATCGTAGCGAGCCCTACGCACCGGAGCTATTCGATCTGCGCAAGGGCTTGCCGTTTCCCGAGCGTATAACCCTTGTCGCCCCCATGGACGACGGAGTATACTTAGGGACGGAATCAGAGGTAGTTTGGCTCGATGGGCGCGACCCGTCGAAGTGGTCCCGTGTCACAAAGTCCGTGCATGGCGCGATCCTTGGAACCGCGGCCTATGGCCCAGCCGACGATCTCGCCGAAGGCCAACAAGGACAGGTTGTATTCTTCGTTACCACCAAGGGGATTGTCGCCGGGCTTAACGGCGGCTCGCTGGTCAGCTTGACCGAGGAGCGGTTTGCCTTCCCGGTTATGCAGGAAGGTTCAGCGATTGTGCGTCACCATGGCGGAACCATTCAGTACGTCGTGACGCTACGTGGAACCGAAGGCTTCACGAACGCAGCGTTTTAACGACATATCTAACAAAAGGAGATCGACATGAGCTTGGGCCTTTCCACAGGACTTCGCAATTTTCTTCTCGAAGGCGGTGCACTGAAGCAAGCCTTCGCCAACAGCCGCATTCAGGTTTACACGGGCAGTAAGCCCGCCAGCCCGGACGCGGCTATCGCTGGAACTCTCCTCGCCACCATCACGTTGAACGCGGGTGTCTTCACCCCGGAGGTTCAGGCGGTGGGTAGCGTCGCGCTAACCGGCGGCGGCGCAGGTTCAGTCAACACGATCACGGTGGATGCCATTTCTATCCTGCCCGCCGCAGTGCCTTTCAATGGCACGCTGGCACAGACGGCGCTTGACGTAATCTCGGCGATCAACGACAACTCGAAGAACACCAAGTTCGTCGCATCATTCACGCTGCCCGCAACCATCACGCTGACCGCAAAGCCCGGACTGGGCACGCAGGGCAATGGCGTTGTGGTCTCCACGGTCACCACGATCACCAAGACGGACACGGACCTTACCGGCGGCACAGATGCTGCGAATGGCCTGACGTTCGATGACGCATCCGGCGGTGTTATCTCGAAGCCCGCAACCACGGTCTGGTCGGGTATCGCTGCGCAAACGGGTACCGCTGGCTGGTTCCGTATGCTCGGTTCGGTAGCCGATGCTGGCGTGGCCGATAGCGCCGAGACCTTCATCCGTCTCGATGGCACGGTCGCGACTTCCGGCGCTGACCTGAACATGTCGAACACCAACTTCGTGGCGGGCGCGACGCAAACGCTGTCCACGTTCTCGTTCACGATGCCCGCGGCCTAAGCGCCCCGACTGTAAAAGGGAGAAACCAACATGGCTCTGCGACTTTCCGCTGCTCTGCGCAACTCTGTACTCAAAGGCCGCGCCTTCAAGTATGCGATGTCCAACTGCGTGCTGAAGATTTACACAGGTGCACAACCCGCGACCGCCGACGCTGCCCCGACGGGCACGCTGCTTTGCACCTATTCCAGTTCATCGGGCGCGCTTACGCGTGAGGTGCTGTCAGTTGGATCACTGACGTTGAGCGGTACTTCGGGTTCGGCGAATACCTTTACCCTCAACGGTATCGAGATCATGGGAAGCGTCGTGGCTTCGGACGGTACGGTCGCCGGTACGGCCACCTTGGTCGCGAAGGCGATCAATGATAACCCGAAGAACACCTACGTCACCGCCTCGACTACCGGCTCGACGGGAGTTATTACATTGACCGCCAAGCCGGGCTTCGGATCGTTGCCGAACACTTGGGTTCCCGCGGGTACCGGCACAACTATCTCCTTTGGCTCGGCATCCAATATGGCGGGCGGGGTCACGGCAGTCAATGGTTTGCTCTGGGGCGATGTTGCTGCGGGGATTATCTCCAAAGTGGCCTCGCAGACATGGACGGGAGTGTCAGTCGCTACTGGCACGGCAGGCTGGTTCCGGTTCGAGGCCGCGGTCTCGGATGCGGGCGCGCTTGATTCGACCGAATCGGTTCTGCGTATGGACGGTGCGATCTCCACCTCCGGCGCGGAATTGAATCTCTCGACGACCTCCATTGCAAACGGGGCAACGCAGACCATCGACACGTTCACCGTTACGCTCCCGACCTCATAAAAGGGTCGATTCCTCCCATGAGAATCCCCACACTTAACAGTGTGGGGATCATATCTTTGGAGCACCTGTAATGGCCGTCACATTCGACCCCGCAAATAAGAGCGCAAGGATTACCCTTTCAAACGGGAATCTTACTGCTACTGCGGACGGTAGTGGAGTCCCGCAAGCAGTTCGCACCACCCTTCAGAAAACCTCTGGTAAGTGGTACGCCGAGCTTACCATCGCTACAAGTGTCACTCTTGTTCGTCTGGGTATCTGTAATCCCTCTGCGAGCATGACTGCTTCGTTGGGCGGGACTACCGATGCCTATGTTTACAACGCAGACGGTACCAAAGCCAATGGCGCGGGCAATGTTAGCTATGGCGCGTCGTATAGTACCGCAAATACTATTGGCATTGCAATGGATTTGGATGCCGGTCAGATCACATTTTACAAGGATAATGTTAGCCAAGGAGTAGCTTTTACTGGTATTACCAGTGCTAGCGGATGGATGTTCGGCTATAGTTGCAATGGAGCCGTTGCAGCCGCAGTTACCATCAATAATGGTGCGACTGCCTTTACATTTACTCCCCCCGCCGGTTTTGCTGGTATGGATGCACCGCCCGCAGCGAGCCATGGGAATGCCGCGGTTTCTCTTAATGCGATGACGGCTAGTGGTTTCCGTCTCGCCGCTGGTGCAGTTACCCTACCTGCCTTTACTGCTGTTGGCGGACATAATGGTCTCGGTGCAGGTATCATGCAAGCCCTCACAGCCGCGGCCAGTGGGGGTCCGCTTCCTTTCGGTATCGTATCGTTCTTGCCGATAACGGGTAATGGTACGGGGCATTCTGCCGCCTATTCGCTCTCAGTAATGGAGCCGCTGACGGCCTCTGGACATGGGGTTGTCTCGGGAATTATCGGTCTTGATGCCGCGCTCCCCATCATTACTATGTCCACAACTGGCTTTGGCGGATTAGACGGTGCGCTCAACGATACGCTCCCGATGCTCCAGTTGCAGGCAAGTACCACCGGGGCGAATCTCGGTCTTCCCCTACTGACCGCCGATGGGTTCCTTATCGGCGGGTCCGTATCCGATGGCCTCGCGGCACTTCCGCGCCTCACCCTCTCGGCCATTGCGAGTTTGAATGTCCCGGCCGCTGCCGGACTGACGCTGCCTCTCCTGCGGCTTAGCACCACGGGCTTTAGCGAGAGTCTCGGTACCTTGCTGCTCGACTTGCCGAAGATGTACCTCACGTCTTCGGGTTTCATCGGGAACTCCCTGCGCCTGTCCAAGCCGCTACCGTTGATCACGCTGAATGCGGTCGGGTATGGTCCTTACGTGGGCACCGCGGACCTGTCTCTATTCGCCCCGATCCTGACTGCCGATGGCATCTCCCAGATCGCCGCAGCCGTCCGGACATGGGTCTTGAATGTACGGAAGAAGGGGCTCACCGAGTACAGCAATTTCGACTTCAATAGCTACGCCGAGTATCAGGACCTCGTGCTCGCGGCCGGGGACGCTGGCTTGGTGAAGTTGACGGCGGCAGATAAGGATGCGACCGCCAGCATTGACGCGATGGTTCGCACAGGCGCAGAGAGCTTCGGCACGAGCTACAACAAGCGCGTGCCGCGCATCTACGCTGGCTACTCGACGACCGGTGACGTGCACTTCTCGACCTATACCTCGCAGGACGGGAAGCGGATGTATCTGCTTCCGTGGAACAACATCACAGGCGTACAGCAGCGCCGCGTCCCCGTCGGCCGCGGGCCCAAGTCGCCCTACTGGCAGTTCGGAGTCGAGAACGTCGGTGGCGCGGACTTTCTCCTCGAACACGTGCAGGTCTACCCGGAAAAGACGTACCGCCGGGTGGTATAATGGGAGACTACCATGGCCGTTCCTGAGATCATCGCGAGTCAGCAAGCCTACGTCACCGATTGGGTGGTGCAGGCCAACGCGTTCATCAATCAGGTCGCTAACCTCGCGAATCAGGACTTCCCGGTTACCGTGCCCGCTGATTTGGGCTACGGTCGTTCTGGCATTACCGATTCGGCGAAGTCCGAACTCGACGGCCAGCGTCCTACCCGGCCCACGATTCCCGGCATCACGGTCACTGCTCCCGACGCACCGACGTTCGACTTTACCGCCGTCGTGCCGGTTGCCGTGCTGGACTTCCTCAAGTCCGCCCCGGTCCTGAGTCTGCCGAGCGCGCCGAGCGCCGTGCTGCCGCCCGCGCCCACTCCTCCGCTGATCACCGATCCCGTGATCCCCGAGGCTCCGGTAGTGACGATCCCGGCCTCGCCTAGCGTGACGATGCCGAACCTGCCGACAGCGCCGACGATTCAACTGCCGTTCTTCAATGCTAATCTGCCGGTGGATGATCTCGTCGCACCGACGGATACGTTTCAGTTCGCCGAGGCAGTTTACGAATCGGCTCTCCTCGACGCGACGAAGGCCAAGCTGCTCAATGACATTCTGAATGGCGGGTACGGCATCGATATCACTGACGAGCTTGCCATGTGGGAGCGCGCCCGGTCGCGCGAGTTCGACACGGCCGAACAAGCGGTCGATCAACTGATCCAGTTCCACGCTCAGCGCGGCTTCCCGCTCCTGCCCGGCGACCTGTCAATCGCGGTCGAGCGCGCACAGCAGGACCTGTCCGACAAGGTATCGAGTATCAATCGCGACATCGCGATCAAGCGCGCCGATCTGTTCGTACAGAACCGGCAGTTCACGATCCGCGAGTCCAAAGAACTGGAAGCCATCCTCATCAACTTCCACAACTCCATCATGGAGCGGGCGCTTAACGCGTCCAAGGCTGTGCTGGAGTTCTCGATCCAAGTCTTCAACGCGCTCGTCGCGCGCTACAATGCGCGGGTACAGTCGTACCAAGCCGAGGCACAGGTCTTCGAACTGAAGACACGCGCTGCCCTCACGCAGATCGAGATTTTCAAGGCCCAGATCGATGCAGCCCGGCTCGACGTAGAGGTTCAGCGCGCCGCCATCGACGCATACAACGCGCAGATCGCTGGCATCCAAGCGGTCGTCGGCATCTACCGCACGCGCATGGAAGCGGCATCGATCCAAGCCGGGATCGAACGTCTCCGTCTGGATGCCTTCCGAGGGCTTGTGGACGCTTACGCCCAACAGGTTCAGGCGAAGGTCGCCGAGTTCAACATGTACAAGGCCCAGATCGAAGGCGAGACGGCCAAGATCACTGCCTTCGAGGCCGAGGTTAGTGCCTACAACGCGCAGGTTCAGGGCTCGAAGGTCAAGGCTGACGTGCAGGTTGCGAATTTAAACGCCGAAACCGAGCAGGCCCGTACCCGTCTGGCGGGGTATCAGGCCCAGATCGAGCAATTCCGGGCGACACTTACCTCGCAGGTCGCCGTGCTGAATGCTACCATTGACACATACAAGGCGGATATCTCTGCCTTCGCAACGTCGGTGGATGCGCTGAAGTCCGCGTTCCAGTTGCAGGTTCAGGAACTTGGCTCGAACATCACGTGGAACACGAAGGCCGCGGAGATCAATCTGGAGTCCGCGCGAGTGAAACTCGAAGCACTGGTGCGGAGCGCCGATGTGCGGCTCCACGCTTCGGAGTTTGGCTCGAACTTCTACAAGAGCATCGTCGAAGCTACGCTGGGGTCGATCACGACTCTGGCCGCAGAGATCACGAATTCGTAAGGAGGAGACATGGTTGTCAATCCGGACGGCACAGTTCAGTTCGAGGGCGATGTCACGAAGCTCATGCGCGGCGCTAACGCGGCTGCGCCCGGCGCTGATCTCGCTGCGGCCAATCGCGCGGCACGTGTCGCGAAGTACGGTGCCGACGCTGTGACCGGCATGGAGGCAGCGGGCTCGCGCTTCGGCGGTGCCTCCGGTGCCGCTACAACTCCGGCCATCTCCACACCGACCGCTACCAATCCTGCTCCTGTTGCCACCGCTGCTGCCGAGAGCGGGCTGACCTTCGGGCAACGGGCCCTTCGTGCGCTGCGAGTCGGAGGCCGCGCCCTCGGCGCAGTCGGCATCGGCCTGACCGCGGCGCAATCTGCGGGGAAGACCTATGAGACTCCCACCGAGGACTACGAGAAACGATTCGGCATCGGTCCGTCGAACCTTGATTCTCCGGGGCTCCGTTTTGCGCGCGATCTTGGTGTTCGGTCTGCTGGCGCTCTGGTGGACCTCGGGAATACCCTTAATCCTTTTGCCAGTACCGGTCACGCGCTTGCTCCGAATGGCGGTGCTAACGCTGCCGCCGCACCGACTGCCGCACCGTCCACGAGCATCCCGGCGGGCGTCACGGCTTACGGGGCCCCGGCGTTGGCCCCGCAAGAAGTACAAGACTTGGTCAACGGCAAGAAGCCGATCCCCGCTCTCGGGACTGGCGGTGCCGTGAACACGCGCACGGGCCGCACATTGGCGTTCAATACCGGCGTCCCCGCCGCTGCCGCTGCACCGGTCGATCAGACGGGCGAGACGACACCCTCGACCAGTCTGCCGGTCCTCGGTACCAAAGGCGGCATTTTCAACAGCCTCGCCAAGTTCTCCGGCGAGGTCGCAGCACAGCGCGGCGCGACGGCTGCTTCCGGACAATCTTTCAATCGCTATCTGAAGACGGCTGGGGTCGAAACTAAGCGGCAGGAAGCGCAAGCTCGTGGGCTCGCAGCAACCGGAACATATCTGCGCGGCGCGGCTGCGGTTGCCGATGCCGGAGACAAGAACAAGAAGGTGACCGTGGATGCCATGGGCAACCCGGTGATCGTGGACACCAAGAACCAGACGGCGCTCGCGCCGAAGGTCAACCAGCCGGTGACAGAGGCCGATATTACTGCCACAATGAAGGCCAACAAGATGTCCCGTGAAGCAGTTCTCGCGCGTCTACGCGCAGAAGGGCGAATGAACTAACATGGCAGGCAACGACCTGTTTGCATCGAGCGTAGGTCTCGATGCAAGCAAACCGGTAGCCGGTACCGATCTCTTTTTAGACCCCAACGCGCCCGGTCCTTTCAAGCGTGGTCTAAAGTCTGGACTGTCCGACCTGAAAAGCACGGCGGGCGGCGCGCTCGCGCTCGCAGGTGACGTGTCCGGCATCCAGTCACTTCAGGACTACGGGCTCGATGTGGCTCGAAATGCGCAGGCTGAATCCGCTAAGACCGGTATGCGTGCCGAGGATGTTCATGGCGTCGGCGAAGGCATCGACTATGCCAAGTACGGCGCAGGTTATCTCGTCCCCCAACTCGCTATCGCTCTCACGACCGGTCTTCTCGGCCGCAGTGGTGGTGCGCTTGCCGCCCGCGGTCTGGCCGATCCGGCTAAGGCTCTTATCGCGAAGAATGCTGGCATGGTGGGCGGCCTCGCAGCCTCCTCGATTGCGCAAGAAGCTGGTTCTATCTATCCAGACGCCGTTGATGCTGGTCTTCCCGATGCCGCTGCTCGGTCGGTCGTAGGCGGCACGCTCGCCGGTTCCTTGGACGTTGTCCCCGAATTGCTCGCCGCTAAGATGCTTGGCATGTTCGGCCGCAAGGCGCTGAATCCGGCGAAGGGTCTCACGGAGATACTGAAGGGCGGAGCGAAGGGCGCGGCGGCGGGAATCGCGGTCGAGGGCGGCACGGAACTGGCACAGACGGGTATCGAGCGCGTCGCTGCCGGTCAGCCGCTTACTGACGAAGAAGCCCAGAGCGACTATCTGAACTCTGCACTTCTCGGCGCTA